TTTGAATAATAATGATGTGTCGTCGTTGTCTGAGATTCGTTACGCTGACGATATGAATTCATATCGTTCTAATTTGTATAATGTTAAAAATTTGCCGTTGCGTGCTGGTGATTGTGGTTCGTTGTTGTTTATGAGAATCTGGTGCTACTCGTATTGCTGGTTTGTATGTTGCTGGAGATGAGAAATCGTCTTGTTTTCAGCCAATCACGCAGGAGCTGGTTACTGCTTTTGCCAGTCCTCTGCGTTGTAAAGGTTTGAATGATTATCCTGAAGTTAAAGGTCCGCCTGTTGCTAAATGTACTTATGCTTTGCCGTCTATTGGAGAGTATCAGTTTAATTCACCATCGTTGATGAACATTCCGAAGAACGAAATCACTCGTTCCCCGATTGCAGTTGCTAAACCGGATTTGTTTGGAAAGAAGTCAGCTTGGCTTCCAACAAACATGTCTGTCGAGGCAATGCAAAAGGCGTTGGTTAAGAAATATCATGACATTGGTGAGTTCGACAATGATACTATGAAAACTGCATATAAATTTGTTTTACAGCGTTATAAACTTGTAATTAAAGATTGTCATTCGCATTTTGATCCGTCGGAGTATTGGTCGTGTGGTGTTGAAGGCATGAACACGTATGGCACCCTGGCTCAGGTTGCGTTCGATACGTCGCCCGGTTTACCCTGGACGGCGTTTCGACCGCAAGGTGAGAAAGGAAAAGCGTATTTGTTTGATGTTAACAACACTGGGAAAACTGAATATCCCAAAATTTTGCAGGATAAGGTTAATGAGGTCTTGGAATTGTGGGGCGAGGGGATTGCGTATCCCGCGCTCTTCAATGGTTCCTTGAAGGTTGAGAAAAGACCCATTGATCGTGTGCTGCAAAAGAAGACTCGGATATTTACTGCGTCGCCGATTGAGAAAGTTATGTGTGATCGTATGTTGTTTGCTGATTTTGTTACTCAATTTAAAGCTAATCGTCCAACTTTGAATCATTGTTATGGTATTAATCCTGCGTCGATGGAATGGAATGATCTTGCTTATTATCATCGTGAGATGGGAACTCGTCATGTCGGTTTTGATTACTCTGGCTATGATGCGTCCTTGTCAAATCCATTGTTAACTCTTGTGTATGATTTGGTTGCTGAATTTTATCCTGATTCTAAAGATAAACTTGCTATTGATTGTTCATCTGTTGAGGCTCGTAATCATTTTCTGTTCGCTATGGGTGATGTTTATCATTGTCACCAGGGAAATCCCTCTGGTCAGATGATGACGACTGTTGCTAATTGTATTGCTAATCATTTGTTGATAACCTACGCTTGGATCAAGGCAGCTCATTTGTGTGGCAAACCTAATATGGCCACATATACTGCCTGGACCCAACATCTTGCTTTGACTGTTTATGGTGATGATTTTATTTATACTGTTTCGCCTGATGCTGAATATTTTGATGGTTTAATGTTAGCTGAAATTCTCGCGCCAGTTGGAGTCGAATTGACTGCGACTGACAAATCCGATAAGCTTGAGCGATGGATTCCGTTTTCCCAACTCACACTTCTGAAACGTTCCTTTCTTCCAAATCCACATGGTGGAGCCACAACGGTGTATGTGGGCCCATTGGATAAGGGGGTCGTCGAGGAGATTCCTCGATGGATCTGGAAGACAACCAAGGATGATGATTTCAAATCCACGATTCGGTCGGCACTGCAGAGTGCGGCGGCGTGGGGACGGGATTATTATAATTGGTACGTTTCGGAGTTGCGAGGGGTGGGGGCAGCGGTTCCTTTTCTCAAAGAAATTCCGATTGAACAGATTTATGACGACGTGTCATCACTTTATGTGACTCGTCGTGTTGCTACAAGTCAACCTATCCGTGCGTTTTTCTACTCTAACACTAATTTGCGTTTGAATAATTTTATGTCGAATATGTTTCCGTGTACTGTTGAATATGATGGTCGTAAATTTGTTTCTGTTGAACATGCTTATATATATGCTAAAGCGATACATATTGAGGATGCTAATCTCGCACTGACGTGCCTTTCGAATATTGATGGACGTCATTTAAAATCAAAATATTCACCCAAGTTTCCCTCCGATGCTTCGGCGAGAAAATGGGATGCCTTGAAGGTAGGGGTTATGAGAGAACTCATAACGTCTAAATTCAATGCTCAGAACCTTAAGAAGATGTTGCTTGAGACTGGGGACAGCTTGCTAGCTGAAGCCAATCCACGCGACACCTTCTGGGGTATGGGAATGCCATACACTGATTTATCAGTGGTGTCATCCCCTTCTCAAATTACCGGGAAAAATGTTCTCGGCCAACTGCTGATGACTCTGCGTGCAGAGTTGAGTTGTGATTAACTTTACAACGTGAAAGTGTGTGTGTTTATATACGATTGTTATTTTATCTCTACAGTGTTATCTATAGTGTTTTATATCGTCGCAAACGGTTCTTTAGCGTCTTATTTGTTTAAGCTTCGTTAATATTATTTTGTGTTGTTATTTTTGTCGTTTTCTATTTCGTTAATTGAAAATGTCTGATATGGGAGATCTCGGTGATGTGGACATTAATTTGGTCCAACAGAAAGCTTCTATATCTGTTCCCTTACCTAAAGGGAATGTGGCTGTATCTGATGTGCAGGCGACCACTCGTGGGTCGATTGGACAGATGTTAAATATGGAGACCAGCTTAACTGCTCTCTCGATACCGCCAGATTCCGCTGAAGGTGCTGTTCTGTACAAGTCCGAAATTTGTCCAGAAAATCTCAAGTCTGATTTGATGCCTCGTCTCAAGTATGTGTCGCGAATGTTTAAGTTTTG